CATTTATATACATTGAAAGCAGCTGACATAACATAAAATGTTGCGTCAAATAAATTTGTTGCACCACTACTAGCAGTTTGAGTAGATGTACCACCTGTAACTCTATTACCATAATCGTGTCTATAATGATCGTAAACTGTACCAGTTGCCCAATTTCTACGAGGAATAACAATAGAAATATCTGTACTTGTAACTTTTTTCGCTGCCAGCGTATCGTCAAAGTTATAAAATTCGTCTCCTACTGAATCTACTGGAGTTAAAGGAGCTGCGTCTGTTCCTTGATTGTCTGTTCTTGCATCTGGTCTTGTTAATGTAGCGAATGCTTGTGGTCTACCAATACCTAGATAATAGATATTTTTGGCAGTTTCCGTGAATGATTCCACAAACTGTTCTTGGTTGTGGACTCTAAATTTGTTTGTTATTATTGCTGGCATTGTTTCCTCTTTTTATAGTTATATTTATACATTAACTCTCTGTGATTTCCGTAGGTAACGCTAAATTTGTCTTTAATCTATCTGTTGTTATATCTCCTATTTGTACTACTTCACCATCTAAAGATGTATTATAAGTGCCTGTTAGTCTAAAGTCCGCAAAGTTATCTAAACGCATTGGCGATATAGATGTTGTAACTGTACTATCTGAAGCACCACCTGTTGTACTAGTAACAGCTCTACCACCACTTCCACTAAAGTGTGATAACGCAAATCTATTTAGTGTATTCATAGTAGGGCCACAATATGCGTAACCGTACTTATTAGCCGTTCCTCTAATAGTGATAGGATTAAACCCTATTCTCATACTTCTTGTATAATGTCGTTTTAAAGTTAAATCTCTTGTATTAGCTGTAAAATGTTCAGTAGTTGAATCCGTAAAGTCAGGATCAACACCTAATTCTGGTACACCTCTTAATGTAGTACCATCATCTACTGTACCTAATCTTCTACCTAAGATAGTTGAGAATAATGTATTGATAACTAGATCAACACCTGGGTCAAATACTAATCCACTATTAACACCTGTGAAACTTCTAATTTGATTATTTACTCTACTTGTAATATCTACTTGACCAGTAAAATAATAACCAGCTGTGTGCATTGTCTTTTTAAAACTATCTCGCCAGTCATTAATAGAACGACCAACTTTAATTACATATGAAAAATCCTGATAATACAAACTATCTTGTATTTTCATAGTTGTTTCTGAAATATGTCCATCTTCATTTATAAACGTACCTGCAGTATCTACTACTGCGCCTACTGTTACTGTTGCTGTAGGTAAATCATTTTTAAGAACTGTTGCTGTAATACTTGAACTAGCACCCGTTATTACGGTACCGTCAGCAAATTCTCCTGTAGCATTTTTTACTACCATTAAATTATTAGATGTAGTAAATGATACAAATGTTGCAGTTATTGCTGATGAACCAGAATTAAAACCTCGGATAGTTTCTCCATCTGTAAAAGTACCTACTGATTTATCTTTAATAATAATTGTACTAGGTAAAGATATTGTAGGAGATGGTGACGCTTCATAACCTGCGCCTGATTCAATTTTTTTAACATTAAGAAGTCTTCCTATTTCCGAACCATATGGATAAATTTTTGCCCCACTACCACCACTGCTTGTTACAGTCATGGTTGGTAAAGAAGTATAACCACTTCCACCATTAATAATTCTAATATCAGTAATATCTTCATTACCTGATCCACTTTCTTGTACAATTTTATCACCTGTATAGACATCACCTCTTACAGTTTCATCTTCTAATACAATATGATCTACTGAAGTTGCACCTACGGTTCCTTTTTCTGTTGTAATTCCACCATTTACAACTGATACTTTTGCTATTGCTCCACCACCACCTGTATTTGTATTTGTAAAGGCAACACTATCACCTATAGCATAACCAGTACCAGCATCGTCAATTAAAAATTCTGTAAGAGAACCTGAGCCAACATTATCTACTTGAACTATTGCACTTGTTCCTCCACCTGTCAATGTAACTACTTGGTCAGCTGATAATAAACCACCATCATTTGTAACAGAAATAATATCAGGTATACCTGTGACTGTTGCTTTAATAAATGTATCTGAAGTATCTGATGATGTACCTCTAACTTCTTCTGAGGTAACAAATGTACCCGAAATAGTATCATTGTTTAAAATAAATTCTGTTACTGTATTTGCACCTATTTGAAATTTAAATACATTTTCTATAATCGCAGTTGCACCAGATGTTTGACCAGTAATTGTTCTTCCAATTAAATCTGATGTATCCCCAATAGTGGCAATTGCTCTTAATACTTTATTTGTATCAAATTGACCATCTGATACTCTTAACATTTGTTCTCTAGGATAAATTGTTTCTGAGTTTAAATTAAATAAAAATCTAAAAAATACTTCATGTCCTCTTTGAGTTCCTTTTGCTCTATAAACAGATTTAATATTTTTAATAAGTTTTCTTTTATCTACATTAGCATCTAAAGTTTCTGGTAATGTATTTAAAAACTCATTTCTAAATTTTGTTAAGAAATTTGATATTGCTTTATCAGGATCACGGAAATTTAATAAGTCTTGTATGTTGTTTACAGGATTAGGTCTATAATTAGATATGGTTGCTCTAGCTGTTGANATAGAACCAATAATTACTTCGTCTTGTGTAAACTTATCTTGTGATGATATGAATATTCTATTACTAACTAAATCTTCTGATAGTATAGTTGCGGTTGCTTTAGATGTTTGACCTGTAATAATTTCACCTCTTTGAAATTTTCCAAAAGCAGAATCTTCTAATATAATTTTATCACCAGCATCTAATTGTGTTCTATCTGTATCTAATTTAGAACCATCTAATACTAAACTATTTGTTTGAGCTGTTTCTGTTTCTAATTGAATACCATCTGATAACTCTATGTTTGCCAGAGTAACCTCTGCGGATTCCATAAATCTGTAATAAGTTTGAACAAACTCTAAAAATTTAGGGTGATCAGAAAGTACAAATTCTGGTACTTGTTGATTTATAAGGTTGGTTATCTTTTTGGTAAACTTAGCCATTAGTAACTACTTGATGTTGTATAACCTACTCCTGCGTCAGCAGATCCTCCAACAAAAGTGTCAGCAGTAACTGTGATAAATGAATTGGCTGTGTCTATTTCTAATATTTGATCTCTTACAGGAACAATATCATTTGATGATGGTAATACTGTTAATTCTATTTTAGTAGAAGCTGCTCCTCTAATATTTTCTACACTTAACACACTTAAAGAGTTTATAGTTATTGCGCCAGTATCATAATCAATTGTACCTTGAGTAGTATTTGCGTAAACTCTTGTTGCGCCTGAGAAACTATAACGTCTTACGTTACCTGCGCCATCGTCATCTAAATAAAATACTGTAGAACTATCACCTGATACTTTAAAACCAGAACTTTCTAATATACCACCGGCAGCTGAATTATGACCAGAGTGAGGATTATACAAAGCATTTCTAAAGTAAACATTATACTTTGTACTTGCTGCTAATGTAGGTGTAAAGTCTTTTCTAATTTTTAATGTAGTGATGTTTGAAAGTATAGATGAGTCGGTACCATCAATTAAACCTGTAACTTTAGAATATCTAAACACACCATCAAACTGTGATAATGTATTAGTATTATAGTCAGTAAGGGTAGTTAATATATCTGACTTAATTGTATCTGCTGTTTTGTTAGCACCACTTTCATCAAACTTAACATTAGATGTAATAATAATAGATGTTGTTTCTGGGTCAACAATTTCAGGTCTTACAGAAGCAACATTATATTTTTTTAATTGTCTTACTAAATCTGTTTTAGTTGTATTTGTTAAAGTAGAACCTGACGCTGCTTTAATCGCAATTTTTACAACACCATATACAGGTGTTTCATCATCTTCACCACCCCAAGCTGAAACTGATTGAGCATTTGGATATAATGATTGTACTATTGTTTCGTAATCGGCTGTTGTAACAGCTCTATCTTGTGCTGAATATTGTAAGGGCGCATTAAATCTAATAGATTCTTTTGCTTGAGCATCTGATCCACCTTGAGCACTTGATACAGTTGTTGGAGTAACATCTGTATAACCACCTATGTTACCAGATAATGTAAATGTACTTGCTCCATTTGCTTCATCTTTATTTGATACAATGTATTCCAATATTACAATGTTACCATCTGTTAATTTTGTTCCTAATACACCATCACCAAAATAAACTTCAAATTTACCATCTTCCATTTCTTGTGCGAAATAAACTTTTGATGTAGAAGTTAAACTTGTTACGCCACTTGCTAATGCATATACACTTGTTGTTGTGTCACTAGCTGAATTTTGTACTGATACTTTTAAAGTTGTAGTATCTGCACTTACACTTGGTACAATAAATCTCTGGTCAACGTCTGTACTGTCAACTGTATATTTAAATGTAACTAAAGTACCTTCGTAAATAGGTATACTTGAAAATTTATAAACACCACTTACTGGTGTTAATGTGTGTGTAGCATTTGTTACAAACTGATATGATTCTCCATCAACAGTTGTTGTGAATGCTGTACCTTTTGCCATTGTAATTGTAGCAACAGTAGTTGGAATATTATTCATCAATATATCAATTGTTGCTGTAGGTGACTTAGGTGATGTTGGTGTATAACCTAACATCTTAGCCAATGATACAATATTCTTTCTTATATCAGCACTGTCTAGGTACATTTCATTTGCTAACATATTAGCATTGAAACCTAAGTAGTGTGTATTGTAAGCAAGTAAGTCTAATAAGACTGCGAAACCAGAACCTTCAAAGTCATAATCTTGGAACTCTGATTGATCTTGTAAAAATGATTTTAAATTTGCTTTTATATCGTCAAAATCAAAATCTGAAACTGTTAATTTATTACTTGCCATATTATCTTAATCTTTCTAAAAAGGTTTCTACTGTAATTGGGTTTTGTACTCCTATAACATAAAATTTAATTTCAAGTCTATATGCATTTCTATCAATATCAGGATCAGCCAAAATTTGTGTTATATTTGCTCTTGGTTCAAAGTTATTTAATACTTCTTCAATCTTTCTTTGTAAGTTGAGAGCAGTCAATGGTGTCATTGGTTCAAATAACATAGCTCTAACATTACCACCAATCTCTGGGTGGAATGGTCTTTCAAAGTGATTAGTGTTAATTAAGTTTCTAACACTTCGTTTAACAGCTTCAACATCAGTAAGTCTATTAACATCATTTGTAACAATATTTCTACCAAAGTCTAAATCTAAATCTTTGTAAATTCTAGTAGCACGTTTACTATTATTAGTTGCGTTTAAATTGGCCATACCAATATTTATACACGATTAACCAGCGTTTACGTTAGAACTTCCAGTAGAGGCAGCATTAGCAACCCAACTACCATGACCACCAGTTGCGTCACCAACTCTATGAATAGCGATACTATTTACTCTAACTGTAGAACTACCTGCCACAGCAGGGTCACCACAACTTGTAGCGTCACCTACTCTTATTGAGGCAGCGCTGTTTATTGATACATTTGGCGAACCACCTGTATATGCCGTTTGATGAAAAGGATTTGGTGTTGGACTTGCGTGTCCTACATGAACATCTAAACCTGATCTAACACATGCTGGCATTATCTTCCTTGTGAGTTGTAAACTTTGAACGATCTTTTACGAGATTTGTTCATTGATGATTTTTTTACTCTTTTACTTGTACCTTGAGAAGTTTTTTTAGGCATTCTTTCATGCGCTATAAATGATTTCGATATTTTTGCCATTATCTACCTGCTTCTTTGGCCGCTTTAAGTGCTGCCTTCTTTTTTTCAATTATCATTGCCTGTCTAATTTTTCTACCCATTGGTATTTCNANAGAATCACTAATTTGTTTGCCTTTTTTACTGATATATTCNACACCAATNACTTTATCTTTAAAATCACCTTGAACAGCTANAACAGCTTTCTTTAAACTCATTTTTTCAACTTCTTTTTCATCACCATTTTCATTCCAAAACTTAAACATTCTCATTTTACTCATTTTTTATGCTCCATTAA